CATATTCGGCTTCACTCGAATTGTTGTTTCTGGAAAATTCTTGCCACATTCCTCGGCAGTCTTAAATTCCACAACGACATCTCGGCCGTGGGCCAAATCTGTAATATCACCGTAATCCGAATCGGTCATAATTGACATCAATTCTTGATATACTTGTTTTCCAAATCCCCAAAACTTTACGCCCTCATGTTCAAGTCCACGGACAAGAATCGGAGCAAACGTTCTGGTTTTTGGTTCCAATTTTCTGGCGGATTGCCAGTCTTCTTTATTTCCACTCTTCTTCAATCGTGAAGCAAATTCAACGATTGGATCTGGACGACCAAACGAATCGGGAGAAAGATACGTCTTACCATTGAGGTTATAATGGAATTTCAGTTCTACAAACGGATCGTCGGTCTGGAACTTATATGGAACAATTCTCACCTCTTGTTTGCCCGGAACCGGTTTCCAAAGGAGATTGGATTTTTGGTTTTTTCCGCTCAGGGAATTGAGCCGGGATTTAATTTTGTTAATGTCTAATGCCATAATTGTTAAGTTTTAACTTTTAATTGAGTGATGAATTCCACCGTCCAAATATAGGAACAAATTTGTGAAATTCAACATCCAATACATATTGAGAATATGTGGAAATCTCTCAACAATCAACTTATTTTATCAACTAATTTGATCGGTATTATTTTAACCAACGAGCCGGCATTTATTATCAGGCTATCTTTAAACAATTCCCAATCTAACTGAAAAGTTTTGTCTAAAACACCACCGTTTTCATCTTGAATAAGTTGATTCAGCGCATTCAACGTATAAAGCGTATTCGTCTGTTTTTTCCGATGAATTGATATTGTTCCTGGAACCTTTGAGGTGGAAGAATTCGGAACAATGTTATAACTCAAATATAACTCGTTGACGTTTTTTGTATTTTGAAATACGAAAATTGCGCCATCAAACAACGCATACGATTTTCGTATTTTCGAGGCGATTGACTGATATTCGTCTAAGTTTGAAAATGTGCAAAGAAGTTGCCTCGTATCAGACATATTTCACAAATGTTTGCTTAAAAACACCACCGCTTCAGTCAATTGCATTTCCAAAGCAATCTTCGTCAATGATCGCAATTGTTCTGACAGTCCAGCCGAAATGTCCGGGGTTTGTGGAGCCATACGGTCGCCGTTTAGAATCTGAGCAATGACTTGTTTTTCCGCACTCAATTCTTCCGGCGTCTTATTAACAACAGGTTCGGGTTTTGGTTGCGCAGGCGACGATACGTTCTGTGCCGATGGAGTTGTTGGTGTTGGTTCTACGGCCAATTGTCCCTGTGCCGGTGTTCCCGTTGCCGGAGCTTGGGCAGACGATGGTGCCGGTGCAGGAGATGTCGGAGTATTTGGTGCTCCTGGTTCGGGGACATCTTTCTGTGCCGGCGGAGTTTGCGGTTGTGTCGTGCTTGACGGAGGCAACGAAGACTGACCAGCATCCATGTTGTTTTTATTCACGGCCGGTTCTTGTCCCGGAGTTTGTGGTTGACTAGGCGCCTGTTGTCCACCACCAAACAAATTTGATTGTGCCGACACGGGATTCTTTTCAAAATGCGTGCCTGCTGCGATTGCACGTTGTTTATATTCCGGCGTCGGAAACGTAACTAAAATTCCCTTTTTGTTATACGCCTGTCGTTCCGGATGTTTTCCCTTCTCGGAAATCAACGCCACGTCATTTACAATATCAACGGATACATCTTCGGCAATTCCATGTTCAACCAACGATTCGAGTAAACATGTCAGATTTTTTTCCGTTGAAAATCCAGAAACCATACCGTCGGCGCTTCGGAACGCCCATTCGAGCATTATTGAATTGATTTTGTTTGAGTCAATCATACGATTCATCCCTATAACTATTCGGGACTTACTTGAAAATCCGATTTTACACAATCAGACGTTTCATGGATCCGTATGATTTTCCAACATAACACTTGACCGGAAATCTATTATTGGATTCCATTATCGGAATTATGTTTTCTTTTATGAACTCATATTCGGGCAAATACACATCAAAAAGCAATGAATCATATGTGTATAGAACAGGAACAGACCGTTTACCTTCCAATCCAGAAAAAACCCGTGTCAACACAGGAACAGCAATTTCAGTCTCTACCGCTTGCAAAATATAGCTGAACAATTTGTTCGGATTTGCATCAACCATCGACTCTCTGTGTATTTTTTTTCTGAAAACCGGCGTTTCCACAAAACCGTCAGCTTGAAACTTATCCCAATTTTTGTTAATAAACGACTTTAAGTTATAAAAATACTGTATGTTTTCGTATTCCTCTTCAACTCCACCGTATAACTGGCGAAACGTTTGTTTTTTTGCCAAATCCACATCGTCGCCGGTAAGTTCTGGTTTATGGAACATCAACTTTCCGATGTAATCGTAAAAGTCAACATTCGGTTTTATCGGAAAGTGTGTCAGTTCACCTATTATTCTAGGATGAAAGGCGGAATAATCAATCATCATCAACGTTCCATCTAAACCATGTCTTGAAATGAAACAATCTCTCGTTCCATCGTCTTTATTCAATGCCGCATAATTGATTCCTCCGAATCTATTCGATGGACGGCCAGTAGAAGTGTTTAGGTTATACTGACTATACACAAAACCACCATCCACTTGCACATTGAACGATTCTTGGAATTTTATGACATCCACGCATATTCCATTGCGTTCAATCCGAGACAACGGTTCTATTATTTCCGAGTTTATTCTAAGAAAAGCGTCGTCAACATATGTTGTGAATTTTCCCGAAGTCAACTTTCTAATCGCTCGGATTAACAATCTAACACATTCTCGGTGTTTCATCAACGGGATTACATTGTTGAGATTTGAATATCCCGCATTGTTTTTCAATATGTAATCGTGGGCCTGCGTGGTTGGAAACTTGTCAAGTTTACACATATTTAAGTGCAATAGAAGCTCCACATCCAATACACTCGGCAAATCAAAATGATGTAGAAAACTCTTCTTATCCCACACGAAAATTCTTCCGGTAAACAATTTGAAATCCGATAGAATCGTTTCTTTGTCAACCGTCACGGGAGCGTCTTGATGTCCCAATGAGAGGTGAAACATCGCATCCGTTTTTAAATTAAAAACGATCAACAGAGTCGGCGAACTAACAACAGGATGAACTTTATCGTCAGAAAAGATGATGTGGACGAACAAATCATCAAATTTGTTCGTCTCCAAAAACTTTCTATATTCTTCCGGGGTGTTTACCATCGTCGGTACCTTTACAACGAGCAACACCAACAGTCAACTATGTTTACTCCGTAATTCCCAGTTTCTTTTTAATATATCCCCGTATAGGAATGATTCCGGATTTTATCACAGTATTCCACTTTCCATCTTGGATTGAATGATGCACGTCCACGATTCTGTATGCCACATCTTTGTGATGATATGGGTTTGGTAAATTTCTGATCATGAAAGACATATACGTCCGAATTCCACCAATACCCTGCATTGGAAGTTCAACGGTTATTGGTTGTATTCCAGTGTATCTTTGGTTTCTCTCTATGTCGTGATCATCCAATAAACAATTCAACATTTCCGGATCAGGAAGAGATAATCGTCTAAAATATGGCTTATCACCAACCATTATTGTAAATTGATACGATTCAGGCTGCGGTTCGAAGTGTTGGAGCAATTTTACTTTATCCCGAAATAAATTGTCGTCCGAATTCACAGTTGACATCACAGTTGGTGAGTCGTCCTGTTTCATGTTTAGTATTCGATCATCAAACTGATAATCCAAAAGGTCATTTTCTTCTTTAATCACCGTTTTTGATTTGGAATTGTTCGTCTCTCCAAATACCGCACGGAAGGCCTGAGCATCACTCATTTTTGGTTTGAACCCTATACTCTGCATTATGGAATCGGCATCCATGTAATCAAAATACCACGGCGTTGACTTATTATTCCCACTCGGCAACATTCTATTATCAACCACTATAAGTTTAGCAGTGTTTTCATTGCTTATCAACGAAAACTCCCAGAAATTTCCGCCGGCACGGTTTATGTCATCAAAGATTGCTTTGTATAGTTCGACGTATGTTTTGATATTCTCGTCCTTTACCAAATCAACAAACCGTTTTACGTTAAAATACAAATCTTTGAAATACCCATAAAACAACCCATCGTATTTTGCCGGCCCGTCAGTTGGCCTATTTTTGATGTTGATGGATTCTTCCGCCTGAAAAGGAAACGCATATGACTGTCTGCCGCACTCAAAAAAGTATCTGTTGGAATTTATCACCCAATCCAAATTATCTCGATACGTCTCTCTGCCCTGTGTAAATACCGTAGTCAATTGTGCATTGGCGTGCCACATCAAATCGGCGGCATCGTTAACATTTTTGTTTACAACTCGTCCTGATGGCAGATATTGATTGGAATAATCTCCGTCGTTTCCATTTTGAAGTTGTCCACGCAATCCCCACTGATATTTCGGAGCATATGCATTTGGAATCAACAATACCCGGCCGTCGCAAC